AAATGTTGCCTCCTGCTTTTTTTGTGTGTCTTGGTAGGCTTTCCCGCAGTATTCGCAGACATGGTCAAAGAGTCTGCGATGAGCGATTTCATATTGATGCTTACACGAGCTATCACAGTATTTCCGTTTCCTACCTGTTTCGGGTTGAACAAGCAGCTTCCCACAGTTTAAGCAATTCCCGCTTTCCATCAGTCTGTCACCGAGATGCATTGCTTTGTTCCGTCAAGGAAGTAGAAATCAAGGATGTTTTTCTGTCGTGCCACACAGCGGTCAAGCACCTTCCCTACAAGGACGAGGTCGATTTCAGCTATCGTCCCTGCCGCTGTAAGCTCCATCATCTGCTTGGCACGGTGCTTTTGAAGCGGGTCGCCCTCCGCGAGCATCTGCTCCCATCTCGCAAGGTACTCGTCGCGGTTCTCCACTACGGCATTCCATGCGTACACAAAGCCTCGGAACAAGTCCTTTTCGTGTAGATTATCACTTCCGCATCCAGATACGCCCTTTTCTCTGTAGCGGGTGCCACATTGCCATACTTTCACTTTCGCATTCAAGCGTGTCCAGGTGCGTCGCCAGTACACATTCCCGCACACCCCACAGAACACCCTGTTTGAGAAAGGCTGTCCGTCCGTGAAGCGCCCCATTGACCGCAATCCGTACCGCTCCATGTAGTCGTGCCGCCGTTGGATTTCAAGCTGTACGGCCTGCCAGAACTCCTTGTCGATAATTGCCTTGTGGTTGTCCTTGACCCAATACTGCTCGATTTGCCCCTCGTTCTTTGCCATCTTTTTTGTGAGAAAATCGACCGTGAAGGTCTTTTGGAGCAAGGCGTCGCCTGTGTACTTCTCATTCTGAAGAACGCCCATAATGGTTGAGCAGACCCATTTCGGTTCGCCCATGACACCAGGGACGCCCTCTTCGCAAAGGCGACGGGCAATCACATCGGGGTTTACGCCGTCCATGTACTCCGAATAAATCCTGCGGACGATGGCGGCTTGCGGCTCGTTTATGATAAGCTGTCCCTTTTCGTCCTTGTCGTAGCCGAGGAAGCGGTTTGTGTTGAGATGTAGCTTGCCTTGACGGAACAGTGAGCGAATGCCCCATGTGCAGTTTTCGGAAATGGAGCGGCTTTCGTCCTGTGCCAGCGAGGACAGAATGGTGAAAAGCAGTTCGCCGGAACCCTCAAGGGTGTTTATGGCTTCTTTCTCAAACTGAACTGCAATGCCGAGGTCGCGGAGCTGTCGGGAATACTTGAGACAGTCCGCCGTGTTTCGGGCAAAGCGGGAAATGGACTTTGTGATTATCATGTCGATTTTCCCCGCCTCGCAGTCTGCTATCATGCGCTTGAACTCCTCGCGGTGGCGGGTGCTTGTGCCTGTTATGCCCTCGTCGGCGTAAATCTCCACAAGCTCGTATTCGGGATGTCGGGCGGCGTAGTCTTTGTAGTAGGTCACCTGGTTTTCAAAGCTTAAAAGCTGGTCTTCGTTGTTGGTGGACACACGGCAGTAAGCCGCGAGGCGGGTCCTGCGCTCCTGCGAGGCTGCGCGATTTATCGTTTCCCGCCGTGCGGGGATGTGCTGAATTTCTCTTGCCATTTCATTTTTCCTTTCTGTACGGGCAGTCGGGGGATGCTTCGTACTCGTCTTTCGGGTAAGCGGTGAACTGGGGCATTCGGTTCTCGTCTTTATATGGAACCACGATGACCGGTTCCGAGATGCCCCAGGTGTCGGCAATGTGCGCGGGAAGCCACACGCCCTTGCACGCTGCGGCGGATACCTTGAGGTTCGTTTTGCAGGCCCAATACTCGCGGCGGCCATTGCTCCACTTATGGATCAGCTTCTCACCGCAGTAAGGGCAATAGAGCAAGCCCGTCAGGGGGTAATGATTGAAACTCGAGCGCGGCGCTGCCGGGGCCGGTGGGAGCGGCGTATCAAGGCTTTTCCTTCTTTCTGAAAGAACGTCCTGCACTCGCTCCCATTGGGCGGGATCCACCAGCGGCACATGGTCTTCGGCTATATACCAGCGGTCGGCCTGCCCTTGATTCGGCCTGCTTCTTCGACGGCTGTCTCTATACGTTTTCTGCAAAAGAATATCGCCCTTGTACATCACATTTTGAAGTACACGGGCGATTTGCGCGTCATTCCATTTGCAGCCATTTGGCGACGGGATGTTATCCATATTCAGCTTTTCCTTGATTTTTGAGGGCCATACGCTCTGTTCGGCAAGGTCGAATATTCTGCGAACAACCGCGGCCTCGCTCTCTTCCGGGATGAGTTCGCCGTACAAGTCAACCTTGAAGCCATAGGTGCGGTCTGAGCCGTGAGCGCGGATTCCGTTCTGGAACTTGCGCTGGTAGACCATCTTCCCAACAATGCTGGCCCCCTCGCTCTCCGCCTGGGCAAACGCGCCCTGGATCGTCATCAGGAGTTCGCCGGTGGTAGTGAGCGTGTTGATGTTTTGCAGTTCAAAAAACACGCCGACGCCAAGGTTCTTCAGTTCGCGTGTTGCCTCAAGCGTCGTCTCCGTATTACGGGCAAAACGGGAAATGCTTTTCACCACGATCAAGTCGATTTTTTTGTTTCGCGCGTCCGTGAGCATCCTTTGAAACTCCGGCCGGTTTTCCTTGAAGCCCGAAATGCCGTGATCGGCGTAGACCCCGGCAAACTCCCACTCTGGATTGGCGTTAATGTAGTCCGTGAAATACTGTGTCTGATTGTCGAGCGAACCTTCCTGCTCCTCGCTGTCGGTCGAAACGCGAACATACGCGCATACGCGCAGCCTTCGTGTTGACCGCAGGGCAGTAGGTTTTACCACTCTGATACGCATTTCAGCGCCTCCCTTCTTCTTGGCGTAGTGTATATATCACTCCGAACAGGGTATTAGTCAAGCAATAATGCTTCTGCCTGCCCTCTGTTTTTTCGGTGAAATTTCGTGGGCAAAAAAAGAGAAGGCCGGATGTCGGACCCGGCCCTCTCGCATCAAGAATGAAAGTTCGCAGTTCAGGAGTTTCCGCCTTTCATGTCATCGTAGCGTTTGAGCAACACGCAGAGTTCCTGGCGCGTGATCGCGCTGCCGAGACGCAGATTGCCGTCATCGTCTCCTTTGAGCAGCCCCTTGCTTTTTGCCCATTCGACAGGCTCTTTTGCCCATGCGGCAGGCGTATTATCCATAACAGGCATCTCCTTTTCTTTCAGTTTATCTCTGACGTCTTCCCTGAAATTATCCATGTTTTTGCCATGTTTGGGAAACCAGTGCATGACGTCTGCGTGGTTGCTCGCCAAGCCGAGCGCCGCGCCTTCCGAATGGCAGATAATGTTCTGCTCTGTAAGCCCATACTGCTTGCACAGGTACACGCAGAGTTCCACGGCCTCGGCATAAACAGCAGAAAAATATGCGGGGTCGGTCAGCCCGTCCTCGCAGATCTCGAAGCTAATATGGGTGTTGTTTGCAGCGCCCCCGCAGTGCCAGCCTCTCATGTTCCAAGGCAGCGTCTGGTATGTCGCTATCGTGCCGTCCTGCAGTTTGCCGATGAAAGCATGAACGCATACCTGCTCGCCTTCAGGCGTATCCCTGTTCCAGTCGTTCCCATTATTGTTGGGTCCGAGCAGCCCGTCATCGGGGCCGATATACCTCCGGATATTTGGATTGTTGGCGCCGGTGCTGTGGACCATGATCCCTTTCGGCGTAATGGTCCTGCCCGCCTTATAGCAGGCGTTGTTTGTCAAATACAGCTTATGCAGATTCATTGTTATCCTCCTTCAGAACATCAACGGCATCCTGTACGGCTTCTGCCGCTTTGCCAACGGCAGCCGCGTCGATCCTTCCCTCTGAAGAGATATAAGTGACGACCGTGGCCACGGCGACGATCGCGCCGGAGATCGTGGTCACCGTGTTTGGGTCGAGTCCGAAGACGATGGCCATGCCGGAGACAAAACCTGCAACGCAGGCCCAGAATTTCCGGCTGTTCAGTTTCGCAAGAAATGATTTCATATAAGCGCCTCCTATTATTTCGTTTTCAACGGCAACCTATCAACGGCTTCAACGAGCGCGTCAAGGTCGCCGTCTCCGCCGAGTCCGTCATGGTAAACGCGATGCATCTCGTGGAGATTTCGCCGGTCGTCAAAATCGACGCCACCCGCTGCAAGGAATTCCTGGCTCAGGTAGCGAATGCGGTCAAACAGAATGACTTTCATGCCTTCGCAGACCGCCCGCGATCGTTCTGCCTGGTTTAGCTTTGTCTCGATTTTGGCGTCGTCCTTTTTCCCTTTACGCTGAAGGAGCCACTGGATCACCGTATCAAGGATCTTCACCAATGCCGCCGCGACGCCGCCTGTAAGAATACAGGTCAATACATCCACTGATCTTCACCTCAACTTCCGCCGCCAAGCACTGCTTTCAGCAATGACACTTTGGACAGGGCGTCAAATTTACTTGTGAAAGAGTCGCTCGTTTTTTGAAGCGCCGCCAGCGCGGAGGATACGTCGTCCTGCTTTTTTACAATGGCGGCAAGGCTTGCGACGGCGTCTTGATTCTTCTTCGCCAGATCGTCCAGCGAGGCCCTCAAAGCGGTCGCCGTCTGTTCAAGTTCAGAAACTCGGGTGTCGCTGCGTCCGAAAGTGATCTCCGAAGAACCAGAGTCTGTCAAGAGCCGGATGCTGATGACATGGTCAAAGCCTGTCAGCGCGATCAGCGGATTATCGGTCCCGTCATAGATCATAAGGTCTGTTTTGCCATTGAGCGCCTGTATCTCGGCAACGTCCGTCGAGGACACAGTCACGACCGCCGTGTCTGTTCCAATGGTGTAGTTCAAGCACGGCATATCATTTAGTTTCATTTTCTTTCCCTCCTCATCTCAAAATTACGATCACGCCGTCTTTTCCATCCTGGCAATAGGCTCCTCCGGCGCCATATCCGTCCCCGGAAGTACACGCTCCCGAATTCGCGGACTGACCGCCGTTGCGGTCTTTTGCCCCTGCCGCTGTGACCGCGCTGTTGTAATTCTGGCCCTGTCCGCCATAGGTCACGAGGTTGTATCCGCCTCCGCCGCCGCCTGACACGGTCGAAGCGCCGTCAGCGCCGCCCTTGCTGCCATTCCCGGGCATCGCTTCGAGATCTCCGAACACCGTCACCTGCGCGGCGGCAGGCACCGACTGATTGTAAACGCCGCCTTTGCCGACGTGGTACTGAACAGTCGCGCCTTCCAACAGATGGACGGTAGCGATCATCAGGTACCCTGAACCGCCGCCGAACGAATCGCCTCCGGCCGCTCCGCCGCCTACGAGCAGGACCTTATAGGTGCCGTCCTCAGGGCAGGTCCAAGTCTCCAAAGGCATGTCGTCCTGTTCATAAAGCTTCAGATCGAAGACCTGGCCGTACTTGTTC